GCTTTGTTGATGTTTGCTACATAATAACTGGTGCCCAGAAGAGGACTCTAGCGACTTATTAAATCAATAGGTTACAGTCGTTTGTCGTGATTTTGTCGTGTTCTCTTAAAAATTCCTGTAATTTACGCCGCTTTTCGTGGTCTTCCGACGGGCTTCTGAACACGATCCTCAAGCCATCGCTCAACGTCAATCATGCGCCATAATACTGTTTTGCTGTTCGGTATTAAAAGCCGGGGCGGCAAAGATTCCGGTCTGCGCGACACATCCTCCGCGATTGTTCTTTCTGTTCTGTGTAATATCAGAGCTAAATCCGCAATCCTGATCGTCTTAACTGCTGCATTCATTATTTAACCCTCATCTGTTTCATCATAAATCTCACCAGCTCGTTCACCGGCGAATGTTTGCGCCAAGTCATGCATCCCCACCACGCATTTTGAAACATCAGGGTGCGTTCTATTTGTGTAACCGGGCAATCCCTCGATGTCAGCAGCCAACTGGGCAAGGCGGCGGGCGAGTGCAAATCGTTCTGCGCTCATGGCGCAACCTCCTTCTGTGATGCGGCTATCATTGCTTTGTAAACCATCTCAGCCAGCATCTGACCGCTGGTATAAAGTGGCGAGCTGACCGCATCGAATCCAGCGTCAATCATTGCTTCTGATGGGTTAATTGGCGTAAGCACGTAACTGTCAGGGATTGCGGGTACTGGGCGAGCATAAACAGGTCGAACTTTCCAATTATCTGCACCATCAACATCATAATCAACTATTGCGCAGTTAATGTGCTCGTGGCATGCCTGCTCATAACTTGCAGAAAACTCAACAGTATCACGCGAGTAAACTTCATATGAGCAAGGATTCTGACTCTTCAGCGCATCCAACTCTGATTTTGCCGCATCAAACCAGCTTTGCAGGTCTTTGTTGGCTGCGCTCAATCTTTCAATCTGTGACTTGTAGCCGCGCTCTGCAATCTGATACGCATTCGCCTCGCAGAATCTAGCGCACGGTGACGGGTGCTCGCCGCGTGCCTGCAATACGCGACGGTCATCTTCAATCACCTCATACTTCAATTCAAATTCATCAGGCCGCATCATTTTAAACTCGCCATTCTCGCCAATTCGCAACCAGTTAAGCGGATGGACGCACAACAGCGGCTTATCTTCAGCGCGCGCCATGATGGTATCTTTGTACATCTCAAAGCCCGTATAACCCAACTCTCGCAGCATTGCAGCCACCTGCTCGGTGTTATCGCCAGTCCACTGCAAACAGACCGCCCGATAAACCTTCTTTTTGTGCGTCCAATTCATCGTATATCTCCCATTTCTAACCGCACCCGAACTTCAGCAAGTGAGCGTATTTGCTGGCCAACTGTGGCGGCTGCATTCTGTTCGTCATAAATTGTTAACCCACGCATAACCGCCTTCGCCTCATCTCCGGTCATTCCCCACTTGTCCGACTTTTTGAACCGATCCCGGCACGCTACGAGCGCGTCTTGAGCTTTGCGAATGTCTACGGTATAAGTGGCCAGTACACCGTTGTTTTCAGCGAAGCATAGGCTCACGTTTATTGCATCAGCGAGGTTCTGCCATAGATCATGCGAACCACGTCCGCGCCTGAGTCCGTCTAAGCTGGCGTGATACAGCATGCCTAACTTGTCCTGGCCGCCTTTGGTGATCGGCGTGTGCGCCAAGATGTAAGCGCCGGGGATATGCTGTTTTCTGCGCGCACCGCGCTTACGACACACGACAAACTCCCATCCACGAAACTTGTGCAAGCCTATTTCCAGCTTCCATCAACTCACGCTCTTTGTCGGTGTACTTTGGCTCGTAAACGCGCGCTGAAATTACCGCGTTCTTTCGCGCCTTCTGCGCGGCATCCATCTTTGGCGAGCTGCGTTTTTGGCGCAATCCCAGCGCGATGATCTGCCTGTTCGCTACACCTGAATCGCAAAACAAAAAACCAGCTATTTCGGCAGTTGTGAATTTTCCGAACCACTTTTTGATATTCGCGTTTTCTTCATCTGACCAGATGCGTTTTTTCATGATGATTTCCTCCGATAAATTTTCGTTAAACTTCCGTTAATCGTATGCCCGCGTTTGCGCAGTACGTTAGATAGCAAAATTCTTTGGTGATAGCTGTGAGTTGCCTGACGCATAAGCCCAAAGTAGCTATTCGCTGTTTTGTATAGTTCTGCGCTATCGATAGTGCTGACGCGGCGCATCGCCTCATTGATGGTGCGTTTGCGCATCGTGCGGTGCCATGGCCGGATAACCTGTCCGACAAAATCAACACCGCGAGAAATTGGCTGCAGGATTGTTTTTGATGGGTTGATGCGAGCGTGCAGCCTATCGCTCAAGAACTCTTCGATCTGCGCTTTGGCTGCGTTGAGCCATTGCGGTGATTCATGCAGAATCAGAAAATCGTCCACATAGCGGATATAGTGGCGCGCCTGCAACTTGTGCTTACAGAACTGGTCGAGTTCATCCAGGTAAATGTTGGCGAAGAACTGGCTGCTGAGATTGCCAATTGGCAACCCGAGGTGCGCTGGGTGGTTTGTTAGCCGTTTGTGCGGCGGCACTAAGTCGAGCATGCGAGGCGACCCGCGCAGTTCGTAGTTTTGGCGCGGATCGTGAAACAGGATCGTGTCGGCCAGCTGCATCCACCACGGTTCAGTAACGCGCTTGGCAATCAACTCTCGCAGGATGTTCTTATCGATACTGACGAAAAAATTAGCAAGGTCGAGTTTCAGGTAATACGCATGTTTGCCCCAGTTCTGAGTGATGCTGCGCACATTCGATTCAAGCCGTTTTGCGCCGTACAGCGTGCCGCGACCTGGTATGCAAGCGCAGCTATCAGCAATGAATCTGGCGTGGAAGATCGGCGCGAGGCGGTTGTAGAGAAGGTGATGCACGATGCGGTCGCGGAAGTCCGCTGCCCATACTTCGCGCGGCTTTGGTTTAGTGATGGCAAAGCAGATGCTTTTCCCTGGCTTATATGAGCCGTCTGATAGTTCATCGTGCAGACCAATCAGGTTGTGCTCAAGATTATGCTCAAAGCGTAGTGCGCTATCTGTATTGCGTTTGTGGCGTCGGCAGTCTTTGTATGCCTCGGCCAGTAATTCGATTGAATATCCAGTATCCATAGAAGCTCTCGGTTGAATTTGCGGAAGGGGCGAACACGGAACTCGTTGTTCCGATTGTTGTTGTTGACGTTGCCGTTCTCGAAGTCCACTGCCCACGATATTCGAGCTATTCACGTTTTCAAATCGAGGCATTGCTTCAATAAGAAAACTGCGCGGAATCATTGCGGCATACGCCGACGATATTCCTGATGCGCATGTCGGTAGGGCGAACCCTAGCGGCTCGACCAGATTCATAGCGCGTTGTCCAAATTGCCTTGGCAAAGTCGGCGTCAAGCGCATTCCGATTTCCTCTGCCATCCGGTAGCCTGCTTCCCAATGCTTGCCGTGATGGCTATAGCTTTCCCATACTGACCATGAGATATAAGGCGCAAGTCAACCGCCAGGCGCAGAGACAGATTAACCGCCTCAACTTCCTGCCGCATTTTGCTCAGGATTGGCGACTTGTCCTGCGATGTATTTGCCTCGTAGGTACGCATTACCAGCCCCATGCAGCGTCTTCTCAATTCAGCGCCGAAGTCCGCTTTATAGTTTCTGGGCATGTTCGCTACGAGTTGCATCACCAGCTGTGCCAGTTGGTAAGTCGCCTTGTAAATTGCTGTGTCAGTATGGAGTGCCATATTTTTAGCGGGCTACGCCCGCGAAATTGTTAAATTGATGAAGCGATGAAGCTGCGGAAGGGGCGAACACGGAACTCGCCGCCCCGATAGTAGCTGCCGACGTCGCCGTACTCGAAGTCCACTGCCCACGACCAGCCGTGATGATGCGAGCGCGTCCAGTAAACGCTGTCCATGCCGCCGTCACACTTGAATTGCTCCCGCGCGTTGACATAGGCCAGCATGTAATCTTCCTGCTCGCCGGTATTCCAATCGTCATAGCCGTTGATTTCTTTGAACTGTGCGGATTCCGCTGCGGCGAAATTCTTCCCAGTAAGGTCGTAGTCAATACCGGCAGGCGTGACGACGTAGCGTTCCTCACCGTCTATGATGCGCATGCCACAATAAACGCCGCCTTGTTCTGCCCAAAGTTCGCCGATTTTTGGTGCTGTGATTTTCTTTTCGTTCATGGTGATTCTCCTTTTAAAAATTGATGAATGGGTTAATAGGTAAATCTGCGGAAGGGGCGAACACGGAACTCGGTGAGACGAAGGTTGTCGTAGACGTTGCCGTCCTCGAAGTCCACTGCCCACGCACAATCATTCCCGCGTGTGGTGCTAGTCCAGTAATAGTCTTTCGGGTTGAACAGGTGCGGAACATTTGCCAGCGCAACCATCAGCTCACGGCGTGCAGGCAGATAAAAGTCACAATGCCCGCTACGCTCATAATTCGCAGCTAGGTCTGCTGCTGGGGATTTCCCGCGCAGCGTATTGGTGCTCGACAGGCCGTCCCATTGCGACAGATCGCCTTTATGATCACGGCCAAATTCCACCATGCCGATGTCCATTTCCTCGGCGACGATCAGTCCGTACAGAACTTTATCGTCGCCAAGAATGTCGCCGACATAGATGCCACCCTCTGTTGTCAGGTATTCGCCAATGCGTGGGCGGCGGTTGCCGGTTGCACTGGATTGCTGGCGTAGGCTGTCGAGCAGGTTGCGTGCAACAATTTCAGCTGGTAGCGCGATTTTTGCACCGAAGCCAAGATCAAATTCAATTGAGTTCATGATATTTCCTTGAGTAATTGGGCTTATTTTTGATTCCACACGGCGCCGCGCACCGCATCGCCGACTGGAACCATGGCGAACACTTCCGCTTTGCCGACGAACTTAGCCGCGCGCATGGCCTGCTGACGTGCTTTCTCCAGCGACTTGACCACAAACGGCTTGTGCTTCGGGATGCGGATCAGGAATTGCTCGACGGTGACTTGCCGCTCTTGTTTTTCTGCATACTGCATAGACTCAAACGCTATACGGGTTATTTCGCCATCCTTTGATGCGACGACTTCTCTTAGGCGCGATGCTTCGTCGTCAGCTTTTGAAAGGGCGCGTGAGATACGTAGCTTTTCATCTAGCAGTTTCTCGGTATCGTCACGCCATGTTCGATTCTCCGCCTGCGCGCCTGCAAGCTCATCGTGCAGCCGCGCATTCTCTTTCGCACCATCCTCGACCAGCTTGCGCAGCTCCTCCAATTCACCGGTTGATGCAGGGAAAATCTTATGGATTACCTGGTCAATCGTTACAGCTGGTTTTTCAGTTGTTAAATTCGGCTTAACATCTGGCGCAAATGGTGAAGACTCCTTATCGGTTGCCGCATCCGACTTGATGCGTGCTTTGCCCAGATCAGTAATGCTGTAGGCCTGCTTTCTTGTAATCCCGTCCATGCGGCTGGTCAGCAAACCATCCTGTTTAGCCTGATAGCAGTTGTCGCCAATTTGCTTTTCGGTAAAATCCGACAGAGAATCGATCATGTCCGCCACGGTCAGATCAGGTTTACGCGCGAGCAGGGCGAGGATCTGAATGCGGATGCCCTTCATTGGTTTTGCGGTGTCTTTCATATCATCACCTTCACCATATAGTTAATAACGTCCTGCACAGACTTCCATTTTTCTGCATCAGCATCCTCTATCACGATGTCGAAATAATCCTCAATCATCATCGCCAGTTCGCACCGATCAATCTCGTCCATTTCGAGAGAGTGGAGCGTGTCAGATAGATTTATGTGCTCTGGATCGCGGCCGGTCTGATCTGCGATACATGCGATTACCTCGGCTTGCATATTGTTCATTACGACACTTTCACAAACGGGTGTTTTTCAACATGCGGCTTGATGTGCTTTCCGAAGTGCGAGCCAATCGAATCCGACTTCTTGAATGCGGCAAAATCTTCCGATGTGAAATTTTCATAGTGATACACGCTGCCGGGGGTTCCATCACGGCGCGGTGAGAACTGGATAGCAAGTGTGTTCGTTTCAGGGTGGTGACCAATAGCCGCGATCTGGCTTGATTCAACCGGTGTTAATGCGATTTGCTTGTTCATGTTTTTTCCTTTTATGTTGAATGGTGGTTAAGCGGCTTCAGTCGCAAATTGAATGTCACCCTTGAACTCGGCGATAATCCAGTCGAGTGCGGTTTCTGCACTACAGTTGTGCCGCGCTGATATGGCCTCGAGCAGTTGGGCGCGTGTTGGGCGCACCAGCTGCGCAGTAGGTTTGATTTGCGTCACGGTTGCAGCTGGGCGTTCCTTTTCCTTGCATTGAACGATACGGCGGCGCTCTTCGATTGCGACCAGCTCGGCGTCACGCTCCACTTTTGCTGCCGCCTGCTCGGCTGCAACCTGCATCGCGTAGCGTGCTTCTTCCCTGGCCTTTGCCGCATCGTGTTGCGCTTTGATTGCGGCAACATCGGCGTCATGCTTCGCTTTTGCTTCAGATTCCATCTTGGCGCGCTCTGCCGCGATCAGTGCGTCAGCTTCGGCTTTAGCCTTACGGTCTGCCTCTGCTTGCATGGCGATGCGCTGCGCTTCCAGCTTGGCGGCTTCGGCAGCTTTATGGTCATCAATACGACGTTGCACGATGGCCTGAAACGCTTCCAGCCCGTTGCTGGTGATGACGGCTTGCAGGTCGCTGAACAGAAAACCGTAACCGGCAGATGACTCTTTGCACCATGAAAGTTTCGCGTGAATGTCTGCTGCCAGTGCGTCGGCCTCCATCTTCCCGTTGCGTAGTGCAGTGCCGGCAGCTTCGCGCAGGCTTGCAATAGTCTTTTTCCCTTTGATTGCACTGGCAAAATCAGGACCGGCAATAGTTATTACAATCGGCTTAACTTCATTCATGAGAATGCGGCAGTGCTCGACAAATTCAGCCTTTGCATTCGTCACAATCTCAATCCTGATCGATTCCTTGCGCGCCTTTACCATCTTCTCCAGCATCAGGCGGGTGGTGCGCGCTGTGTCAGCGTAGAGCTTCACTGTCTTGCGCATGTCGTCAATGTCTGCCGTCTGTGCCAGTGCGTTTGCTTCGGCGTATTCAAGCGCATCCTGAGCGTTTTGCAACGTCTTGATTGCCGACTCTGCATCGGCAAAGCCTTGGTCATCGGAAGGCTCTTTGTTGATCGCAGATACAAACTCATTCAGGCGGGCACCGAACTTTTGCAAATTGCTGATCAGGCTGATTGAGCCATTAACCTGGATAGACAGGGCGGGGAGGTCTTGCACTGGCGCGGCGATTATTTCGGGCGCGGCTTCTACGTGCTGGTAGTTTGCGAGGTCAAGTTGGAATTGCTTCCAGATCGAGACGACAGCCTGCTTGCGCTCATCTGTTGTTTCGTACCAGCAATAAAGATGATTCACTTCTGTGCCGTCTGAAATCATAAACAAGCACTTATCTGCGCCACTGACGAGCAACTGCTGATCCATCTGCATTTTGTAGTGCTCATCGAGATTGCCGGACTCGATTTGGCGGATCAGTTTTTCAGAAATTAACTTGTGCTCAAAAATAATATCGCCGGTGAAGTTGATGCCGTCCAGTGATGCCGATAATGGCACGCCGTCAATTTCTAGCGACATAACCATTGGCGAAAGATCGTCACCAATAACGCTCTCAGCAATTGGGCGCGCGCCAGCTTCTGAGGCATGCCCTCTATCGAACAAACCTTGAGTGAAGTCGCTAACCTCTTTACTGATGCCGGTCGCTTTTTCCTTCAGCAGATCGCCGCGTGTTGTGTAGTTGCTAGTTCCGGCTGCTGCCGACAACTCACTAGCGCCAAAGTGCTTTGCGCGAAATTCATGCCATGACAAACTGCCTTGCGGCAGATTATGTGATTGTGGTTTATTCATTATCTTTGCTCCCATGAATTGATTGTTTCGATTACTTCATCTGAAAGGCTGAATTTCGGTGTTAGAAAGTTGATCAAGTCTTTCGCCGATTTGTCGCCTTGCTGGATTTGCGATTTCGTACTGAATGTTTTTACAACTCCGTCCGCATCAACCTTATCTGTTGCGTATTTCTTGGCCAGATCATCCATGCTCAATTCAGGAAGGCGCGAAACCTCTTCGGCTGCATCCTCATCACTGACCGGCACCCACTCACCAGCGATTGCATCGTTTACGTTCAATCCCTGACTACCGGTTGCAGCTGCGTTGTCCAGCTCAACGGCACGGGAAAGTTCCGTGCTCATCGGCATGTACTTCAGCACCTGGAGAAGAACAACTTTGCGCGCATACATTTCCATGTTCTCGAATGCGTAGTGCTTATCGCCGACCTTGTTGTATTTCTGAAGGTGGCGCTTAATTCGTGCGATAGACCAGACTTCAGTGATTGCGGTATCAGCCCCTTTCACCCGGCCGCACGCATAAACATGGGTTGGCTCACCCTCTCCGTGCAGATCGCCGGGGATATGGACGCACTTCGGGTCATCGCCAAGCTGGTACTCGAACCGATCACCTGCGAACACTGCACCAGTCCATACGGTTGCCTGACCGGAGCGAGACACCAGATCAACCAGGCCTTTCCAGCCAGGGATAAATTGGCATTCCCAAGTTTTCTGCCAAACATTGCCAACCTTCGTGTTCTTTGCGTAAGGTAGCAAGTAAGCGCGACCCAACGTGTCCGGCTCAAGACCAAGTTGAGCGGCCTGGATAACTGCGGCAAACACGCTGCGCGGATCGCATTCAGCAAGCTTTGGCGTGCGGCGAAAGGCTGTCAGCGCAATGCGGCTCATGCGGTCGCCATTCAGGTGAGCGGGGAGGGCACGCTGTATCTCAGGCAAAAAAGCCTTCAGCATTGATGGGAAGTCTTTCGGCTGACGATCTTGTGATGTAACTGCTGTACTCATGATTTTCTCCCGTGTTTTTTAAATTCAATTACACCGATGTGGCAGGTGTTTTCCTCGATATCTGTTTTAGTGCTACAGGGCTGCCCGACCATCCACGACTGCCAGCCTTGCCATTCCTGCTCTGTCACGGCTGGTGCGCTGTAAAACAACGTCAGCGCTATCAGCATCCTCATGGCCGCACAACCATCAGCAGCACGATTGCAATCACCATCACGCCCCAGAACACTGGCGCGAACTCCGTTTCACGTTCATCAAAGATGCTGTCAGAGTAGGGCGCTTGCACTGCGCGACCGATACGGTCATAAGCGTGCCAGCGGCGTTTCTGTGCAATGCTGCGAATCTCATACGATGTTTTTGCTCGCAAATCTTCTTGTGCGTTCAATTGCATGTTGCGAACGTGATGTATTGCTGTTCTGCCCATCGCATCTACAAGCTCATGCACCTTATGGCTTGCTGCATCAAACTGCGTGGCGGCGATCATTTCAGCACCCGGCTTACTGTGCGAGTTGTGCCGTCTGCGCAAGTCTTTACAACGTCCTTGCGGGTCACTACGCGACCACTGGCTGTGTTGTTGCGGCTGACATAGGTGTCAGGCTCATCCTTGCAGAAGATGCGCAGAAATGGCGCTTGCAAGGCTTGTGGCAATTGTTGAGTGTTCATTCTGCTATCTCCTGTTTTATTGGGTGATCCGTTACGCGGATCGGTTCGGCTGGTTTCTTCAGTGCTTCCAGCGGCCTGCATGTAAGGGTTCATGCTTCCGGCGGGACTTTCACCAGCTTGCTTGTCACGCTCTACCGTGCTTGCCCGGAGATGCCTCCGAAATAGTTGTTGGTGGCCGGTGCTGAGTAACTCCGGCATTCCCCCGCCCATACGTGTCAGGGGATAGGCTACGTTCCACATCAGGTCAGCTCCTGAATTCACCAACAAGGCTGATCTGTCACGAGTCTATTGCTCCAGCGCGTCCGCTATTGCTCACCACTGCCCACAGATCAGGCTTGTTGATCCTCGTCTCTCCGAAGCGTCACTCCATTTTTAACCATCAGTCTCGTGCGCAGAGTTTTGCACCTCATTACGGGTATGGTTCCCGCCCCATCGTTATCCGCCAGTCATAGGGGTATGCACTTATCGTTACAGCGGATGCAGAATCTACAAATCCAATTCCTTCACGTCATATTCCAAATCTTCCATCGCGGCCATCGCGTCTTCGATTAATTCCAGCTTGACGCGCATCCAGCCTTCTTCATTCTTGCTATGCGCACCGCATGACCAGTCGCCAGACTCAAGCGCTGCAACCACCTTGCGATAACCTGCAATCAGTTTGCGAACGCTCTCTGGTATGCCGTCTGGCGTTTCGTCATCCTCTTGTGAGGCAAGGTAGGCGTCTAACTGGCGCTCACGGTATTTGTCCTCTGCGCTATCGCCATAAATTGAACATGCACTCATTGCGTTCTCCTAAAATTTGCTCAACCCCTCGCGCCGGGCTGATGTAGCGTCGAAGCAACCTTTGTAAGCTGCTTTGATTTACGTGATGTAAGCCACGCGTCGCTGTCGGCTAACCACTTACGATTCAGTGGATCTGCGCGTCTTTCCAGTCAGGCTGAAATATCCCTCGGGTTTTAGCGATGGTTCGCATCGTGTTGCGGTGTTCATCCAGCATCTGTTTCATCGGGTCGCTTCACAGCGATGCTTGAGTGAATCCCCGAACTCGTCGGATTTGTTGCTGGTCGCCGTGATGTTTGCGGCATGGGTGTATTAAACACTATGTTTAAATTTAAGTCAAACAAATTGTTTAAAGTGCTGATATTTATTTGCTACAATCCACCCGCAGCCGTAATTTCATAAACGATGGGCGTAAAAAAACCCGCCGGAGCGGGTTGGGGTAGGGCGAGCAGTCTAGGCGGTTATTTTTTCTGCGTGTCAGATTGATGCGTGCGATCGGCAGGCGATGCGATAGTTATATAGTCTGAAAACTTCGTTACCAAAAAAGACGCGAGCGCAATAACCGCACCTAATACAATCGCGCCGCCAAGTATCTTATTTTTCCACTCGACCAGGCTATCCACCTTCGATTTCATACTGTTGATTGATGTGGTGGTATCAGAGATAACCGCCTTCAGCTCGCCAATAGATTTTTGCATCTCCATAATAGCCTGCAAGGTAAAGCTATGGTCTTGATGGCCTGAATACACGGGCGGCGTTGATGCACTGCGTGCAGCGGTTTCTGCGGGCGTTACTGGCTGATCGGGGGGTGACGTTCTTCCCATTACTTTTCATTGGCCGCAAGCCATTCCCAAGTGCTTTTATCGGCGCGCCCCCAGTATCCAGAGGTGTGTAAAACGATTGCGCTTCCAAACGTGCCTTCAGAAATCCCGGTATCGTCGGCAAGCTGCCTGCTGGTTCCATCATACGCAACAAACCATTCCCCACTAGGGAGTTGATAAGCCGCATTGGCAAAGCGTTTCAGCAAATAATCATCAAGTGATGTTTTTTGCTCTGCGCTTTGTACGGTAGGAATAATGACAAATGTACTCATGCGCGCATTCTATATTTTTAAGGTCGTTCTGTCAGGCTCTTTCGCCAGTCGCCGGTGTAATCAAAGTCAGGTGCTGGCACCGGATCAGCAAACCAGAAGTCGGTATAAACGGCCACATTAGGCTCACAAAACCAGTTTGCCTGCCCATTGGCATCAATTGCCCACCAGTGGGCGGCCTTGGGTGCTTTGCTCCAGTCGATTGTCATGGGAGACTCAATTTATTCTGGTTAATCGTGAGTTTTGAACTTTTGACCAGTCTGCCGATTTGTTCTCCAGCCTGTATCTGGGCGGTTCTTGTGTGAATGTGAAGCGTGACTCCGGCCTGATGCGTGACTTCCGGAATGTGAGCCGCTATGCCCGCGAGCATAAGATGGGGCGGATGAAAAAACCAAAATGGCAGCTAGCGTTGCAAGTATGTATCTCATGATTTCCTCTTTATAGCCATTGATTAACCCCGCCATGATGCGAGCAGGTTCCTTGATGATGCTGACTGAATGAATAGCTGTCGTCGCGGCACTTTGCTGTTGCGCCAGCTGGCGCAGATCCAGATATTGAATGAGCAGGGGAGTGAACGGTTCTTCCGCTACTGTTCACGTAGTGCTTATGCTCTACAAGTCCTGATTCATTTGGCTCTGCGTATTGGGTGAGCGCTGCTTCTTGCGGCTGCCTGGCATTCGCTGGAGCGGTAGCTAAGGAGAGCGCAAGCAGTATGGCAAAGAGCAGGGTTTTCATGGTTTAACCTTGATCATTAAAGTGTCGTGGTCGATATTCTTTTCTGAATATCCAAAATACTTATATCCCGCCATTACCTTTTTTCTGAAAAGTTTTCCCTGTTTTGTGAACTCGCGCATATCGTCGCTCAGAGCCGATGCCATATTTATTCCTGTATGTGCGTTAACTGCAATATCTGCATTCATGGAAATTATGGCTCCAGAAAATTCTGAGATAGCATCGACAAGATTATTAAATTGCTCGGTTTGTCCGTCTGTTAAATCCATTGGATAACGCAGTTCTGATAGCTTTTGCTGGCCATTTTTTGCCATATCTAACATATCCTCTGCATCTTTCCTGTATTTATCAAGATCATTGAATTGCATATCTTGCTGAATCTTTGATATGTATATGCTGTTCAACATGCTAATTGCCGTGAATTGAGATTGAGCTTTCCCTGCATATTCCGAGAATGCCGCTGCTGCCTGTGCGTTTGTGGGGGCCATCCCATCAGTAACACATTTAAGAGCTTCGATATAATCCGCGCCATTATTTGCTTTTTCTGCGCACTTTTCAGATACTTCCTTTGGTATTTTTGCTATCGTACTTAAACTATCAAAAGCCTCTCGCTCTTTAGATGCGCAATCTCCGTCAGGGAATTTTTTTGTATTTTTAGAGCAATAAAAAGATATGGCATTTTTGGCGTCTTGTTCGTATTTTTTATCTTCTTCAGATATTTGATTATTAGAAACGCGCTCTTTCGATGATGGCGCGCTCGGATCGTCTTGATCTACTTTATTGTCTGACGAGCATCGAGCAATTCCTACTAAAAGGATAATTATTAGTAGCAGGCCTGCAAAGCCTTGAATTGCGGCCTTTTCTCTGCCCGTAAATGTCTTTTTAATTGCCGAATGCGTGGTGTCTCCGCAGTGCGGGCATGTTAGGCTATCATCACTGTATTTCTCGCCGCAATTATTGCACGTGGTCATTGCCATATCATCCCCCTGTCGTTACATTACTTCGCCTTTGAAAATAACAACCCCGCAAATTGTAGCGTTGTTGTTAATCTTGATTATTGGCTCCGGCCACGCCGGATTTAGTGCTTGCAGGTAAAGCGTTTCCCCTTCGATTATGAGTTGTTTAAAAGTGGCTTCATTGGAATTATCTAGCCGCACCACCACTAAGGATTTATGAATGTACGCTCGCTCTGGGTCGATAAAAATTAAATCGCCATCCCTGAATGAGCGCTCTCCATGCGGGTTATACATGGATGAGCCGCGCACTCGCAGAACATAAGTGTGTACGCTGTGTTTTACGGGGCACGGCAACCAGTCCTCGACCTCTCCTTGTGCGAAGTTGTCTGTAATTGCGCACATCGCTCCAGCTTGAACCCAACTAATTAAAGGGACTCGTCCTTTTATACTTGGTGCAGGCTCGGTATTTGGGTGGCGCGCAAAGTCTTCGCGATAATTTCCATCTATTCCGGTTGCTAGCCAATTAGCATCGACAAAGAAGATGTTCTGAGCTTTTATCATTCCATTTTTTGACACGCCTCGAGATTCCCAGTTATTTACTGTCTGCGGGGTTTCGTCCATCGCTTTTGCGACATTGGTTTGCCCTATTACGCCTTTCTTTTCAGCGGCAGCGTAAAGCCTCTCCATAGTTTTGTGCATGCTGAAGTATCCCAAATTTAAACAAACTGTTGTTACACAAAATGTTTGACTAAAAATTAAACATGGTGTTTAATGCGTCATGGACGATAAACAACTAATTACCACACTTGGCGGAGCTACTAGGCTTGCTGAACTGCTTGGCTTTGATAAAAAAACAGGCGGGGCGCAGCGCGTGCATAACTGGAAAGAGCGCGGCATCCCTTCTTTCATAAAGCTTCAGAGGCCTGATCTGTTCGCCACTCCAAAGCGCGCCAAACGCACCGCAAAGAACCTCCCCGCCGAGCAATCGGCCACTGACCAAGGAATGCCATGAGCCCGATAACCCTGACATTCCATGCAGATCAAGCGCCGCTTGATTCAGCTTTGTCGCTACTTGCCGAAGTTTCCAAGCACTCGTTTGAAGTCGTCGATGGATTTCTGAGCGGTCTCGACACCCCCGCGCAGCTCGTCCGCGTCTACGTTGATGGTGACACCGCAGCCGGGACACGGGATTTTCGGGTTGTGCTTCAGCCGTCCGATTGTTTCGTTGAGTTCCTGGCTGCATTTCGGACAGGAGAACGTGATGACGTGTGAATCGAAATTTACAGACATGGTGATTCCTTTCGTGATTTCTGTTGTTGAGGAACTCCAGCATATCACGGCTGGAATCACCACCTTTTCTCCTGTCACTCCCGTGACTTTGCCGTGCATCCGTGCGCGGCTTTTTTATTGAGTAACCGCCGTGAGCATTGAGCTGATCGACGCAAGAACAAAGATTACCGAGTTGACTGACACGGTTCTCGATGTTCGCCACACGATCACCGGCAAAGACCGTAGCGAGATTATCCGTGACGTTATGCATGATTGGGCGCTCCGTTGTGAACTTGAGTCCACATTACTTCAGGCCGCAATGAAAGCGAAGGGATTGGCAGGGAAGAGCAGGGATTAGCAAAAAAGTCGCCGTAGCAGGCGCAAAGAGATGGGGAATCAGGCTTTTTCTTGCTGTGCACCCGACCGAATAACCGAAAGGTTGACCATCCCGGAACTGCTACCGGGTGCACAGCAAAAAGGAGTTTGAGTTTTGAATGATGTAAATATCTTCGCTATCGTGCCAATAGAAGTTCTGGCTGACAAGCGGCTCACCTTTAAACAGATGCGCGTTCTGATAGGGATATTCTCGTTCCGCAATAAGACGACGGGAATTGCCTTTCCGCGACGCGAGCAACTTTCAGAAAGATGCGGCGGAATGGCTTTGTGCCAGGTGAGCACGGCAACAACAGAGCTGTGTGAATTAGGCTGGCTCTCCAAGGAAGGTAAGGGCGGAAAATCTCGCTCATCAACCTACACAATAACCATCCCTGACGCAATTCAAACGGTTACTGAATCGGTAACGGTTATCAAACCAGTAACGGTTACTAAATCAGTAACTCAAACGGTTACTGAATCAGTAACTTTGCCCCCTCAAACGGTTACTGAATCGGTAAGGGGCAAAGAACAGACCATAAAAACTAACAGACAAGGTAACAGATCAATTACACCGCACGCGATGCTTGCGGCGATGAATGTTTCAAATCCCATTGCTGAAGATTGGATTCAGATTCGCAAAACAAAAAAAGCAGCAATCACCCAAACAGCTATCGATGGAATCCAGAGAGAGGCAGACAAAGCCGGGCTTTCTCTGGAAAACGCTTTACGCCATTGTTGTGAGCGTGGGTGGGCGGGATTTAAGGCTGAATGGCTGCTTCGCGATAACCCTGCCGTGCCGGTTCAGTCCGGAAGCAAGGAGCAGGCAAGAGAAGGCGCGAGGGCGCGATTATTTGGAGGAAATGCAAATGCAACAGTGTGACTTTGATGATTTCGTAGACATCCTTCAGGTTGTCGGTGAGCAGTACAGCAAGAAGCTTTCTGACGGCGTGATTGCGCTGTACTGGCAAGGGTTGCAAGACTTCGATCTGAACGCTGTTCGTGATGCGCTGGGTAGGCACCTGCGCAATACAGACACAGGGCAGTACATGCCGAAGATTGCGGACATCATCAAGATGCTGCGCGGATCGACGCTAGATTCTGCGCTTAATGCCTGGGCAAAAGTTGATAAGGCTGTGCGTCGCGTTGGTCCGTATGAATCGGTTGCGTTTGATGACCCAATTATTCACCGCGTTTTGCATGACATGGGCGGATGGATTTCGTTGGGCGAAAAATCAGATGATGAATGGCCGTTTGTGGCGCGTGAGTTTGAAAACCGTTACAGAGGATTTGCTTCGCTCGGTGTTGCAATTGAATACCCGGCAAAGCTGATTGGATTGTCCGAGGCGCATAACGCGAAGGGCGGATTCAAAGTTGCAGCGCCGATGCTGATAGGAGATTCGACCCGCGCGCAGGCCGTGATAGCCAAAGGCACTAGTTCTGCAAAACTTCTTGGAATTTCCCGTATGGGTGGCTCATTGCCGCACCCAGCCGAACTCACTGAAAATAAGTTGAGGATTGCGGCATGAGCCAAGAATACAAAATCTCAACCGTCGCGGACTTCCTGCAAGTCCCATCTGATAAGCGCGAAGAATGCCTGATTGATTTTCTTCAGTGGCTCCAGCTGGCGGATAACCCTGAGCTAATCGAAAGCTTTGCGCAGATGACCGGGGTTAAGGCTGAATTTTTAACCTCTGAATTTCATTGGTTTGATGACGGATTGCGCGGAGTCAGCGAGATCGTAATCACTGAAAAGGCTGCGACATGAACCAACGCACCCTAATCCGCGATCACCTGATCCACCATGACACGATCACCCAGCGTGAGGCCAGCGTGCTGTATGGCGTAGGCCGTCTAGCCGCCCGAACTGAAGAGTTGCGTCAGCGTGGTGACGACATCAAAACCAAGATGATCCCGGTGACAAAGAGCAACGGCGAATCAACCCGTGTTGGCGAGTACAGCATGAGCCTGGCACAGCGCCTTGAATATCTGGAATTTGAGCGCAGCACGCTCAAGATGCCGGAGCAGATGGAGCGGCGGAATGCGCTGACGGCGCAGATTGCTAATTTGCGGACGAGGGTTGAGAGAATGAAGGCGAGAAATGAATGAGCTGGCTCTTTTCGCAGGTGCTGGTGGCGGAATACTCGGGGGCAACTTGCTCGGATGGCGAACTGTCTGCGCAGTTGAACGTGATGCCTACGCCGCACAAGTTTTGGCGCAACGACAAAACGATGGAATTCTCAAAGCTTTCCCAATTTGGTCTGACGTGTGCACTTTTGACGGAAACCCATGGCGCGGAATTGTTGATGTCGTTTCAGGCGGATTTCCGTGCCAAGACATTAGCGCAGCCGGAAAGGGTGCTGGAATTGGAGGGGGGCGCAGCGGCCTCTGGAAAGAAATGGCGCGAATTATTGGCGAAGTTCGACCCCGTTACGTCTTCGTGGAAAACAGCCCAATGCTCACTTCTAGAGGACTTGGAGCAGTTCTTGGAGACTTGGCCGCGCTCGGGTTCGATGCTGAATGGGGTGTGTTATCAGCAGCCGATGTTGGAGCGCCTCACCTCAGGGAGCGAATCTGGATATTGGCCCACGCCGAAGTCGAACGATGCAGAGAAACGCGGAAATTTCGACATACAGAACCCTCGGAACGGTTTGCCAGCGGCGGCAAAGAGATCAGTTTTTCCGACGCCATCAGCCTCAGACGGCACGCGCGGCGGTGTGATGACGGAGAACATGAGCGGTCAATCATTGACGCAGGTGGTCAACACAATGGTGAGGTTCCCAACGCCGTGCGCGACAGATCACAAAGGGAGCGGGAAATCGGGGAAGCTGCGCGACAGGCTGGATTATGCAGCGGAGCGCGGAGCGACGAAGAGCAACACCTATGCGACACCGCAAGCGCGGGATTTTCGCAGTGGGCAGACGAGCCGCTGGGAAGACCCGAAAAGATCGCGGAACTTGAACGACCAAATTGGTGGGCAACTGAACCCGACGTGGGTCGAGTGGCTAATGGGGTGGCCGCTCGGGTGGACAGACTTAAAGCCATTGGAAATGGGCAAGTTCCGCGAGTGGCAGAAGGCGCATTTAATCAATTGCGCAAAAGGATAAAAGCATGAGTGCTCGCGTAATACCTCTGGGATGTGTAACCCGCCTTGATCTTCCTGTCGATCGGGTGCTGGAAGAAGCAAAAACGCAAATGCGTGACGTTGTGCTGATGGGCTGGAATAACGATGGCGAACTCTATTTTGCAAGTACGTTTTCTGATGGAGGTGAGGTTATGTGGTTGCTGGAGCTTTGCAAGAAGCGCCTTCTTGATTATTCGGGGAAGGTATGAGCGATAACCGCCATTACGTGTTTGCGCACATGACCGCCCGCAAGCTTGCCGCTGCTGCCTGCATGACTATGCCAGACGGTTGGCATTGCCGCATCACACCTCCGACGCGCACGCTCGATCAAAACGCCCGTCTCTGGGCGATGCTGAACGATGTGTCCGCGCAAGTAGTTTGGCATGGCCGAAAGCTGTCCAGCGATGAGTGGAAGATCGTTTTCAGTGCAGCCCTCACCAAGCAGGATGTTATCCCTGGCATTGATGGTGGATTCGTGGCGATGGGTCAGTCCACTAGCAAGATGACCAAGCGCGAACTGTCCGATCTGATGGAGTTGATCGCAGCGTTTGGCGCAAATAACGGCGTGCAATTTCAAGATTAAGCGAGGGCGCAATGACTACCTGCTGCGACAAGCCAAACATCGCAACTCTGCAAGACAAGCCGGATGAAATAAACCGCGTATGTCTGAGCTGCAAAACTCACTGGTACGGACACTCGGACAGTTTGATCCAGTACACGCGCAAGGAGTGGGATTTGAAAATGGAGTTGCCGCAATGAGCAACCCAAACAGAAGTGAAAAGCTGCATTGGTCACGTCTTGCATCGGAGGTTGGTTGCATAAGCTGCCGAATAGACGGGCGAATCAATATGCAAGTGAGTATTCATCATGTTCTTGGCCGCACACGCCCAGGGTGTCACATGCAAGTTCTTCCGCTCTGCGCCGGTCATCATCAGGATGGGGCTGGGAACGACAAGACGCTGATTGCCGTGCATCCATGGAAGAAACGATTTGAAGAGCGGTATGGATCGCAGATCAGCCTGATGGAAATGTGCGACAAAATTTTAAACAACACGAGGGAGTAAAACATGTTTTTCAAGAACGTATTTGCGTATCGGATTCAGATTGCTGCTGCTATCACCGCAGCATCATTGAGCGAAGCGCTTGCATCAAAACTGCTGGTCTCATGCGCTGGCCTCGACAAACAAAACAAGGGCTGGGTGCCGTGCCGTGGTGATGATCGCATGGTGTTTGAGTCTTCCGGGCACATCATATTTGCCATGGGCGCGGAAACAAAGCTTCTTCCCGCATCTGTGATCAACCGGTTCACCAAAGAGCGTATCGCCGATATCGAAGCGCAGCAGGGCTACAAGGTCGGACGCCGTGAGCTGAAGGACATCAAGGAAGCTATCACTGAAGAGTTATTGCCACGGGCATTTTCAACCCAGCGCGTCACCTTCGCATGGATCGATACCAAAGCCGGTCGCCTGATCATCGATGCGCCGTCTGTCGGCCGCGCTGAAGAGCTGATTGAGCTGCTGCACAAAACCATCGATGGGCTGATGGTCAAATCAATTCGCACTGAGATTTCACCTGTTGCCGCAATGACGGACTGGCTGGCCGGTGATGCGGCACCAGCTGATTTCACTATTGACCGTGATTTGGAGCTGCGCGCCACTGGCGAGAGTCATGCAACGGTTCGTTACGCAAAGCATGCGCTCGACGGTGAAGAAATCCTTGCGCATATCGCGGCCGGCAAGCGATCAACCCGTCTCGGCATGACTTGGAACGACCGTATTTCATTTGTCCTGACTGAGCAGATGCAGATTAAGCGCATCGAGTTCCTGGACATCATCAAGGAGGAATCCGGCACGCAAGCCGACACAGCTGAAGAAATGTTTGAGCTCGATTTCACGCTGATGACCGGTGAGCTGGCGAAGCTGATCAACAGCCTGCTTGATGTGCTCGGCGGGGAAATGGCCGAGTAATGAATTGTCCTGACTGCGTCAGCGCAAAAACCAACCCGCACCACGGAGCATATCGGCGCGACTGCGTTGATTGTGGTGCGCGTGAGGTTGTGATGGCAAGGCCAATGAAGCGGGCGCAGGAAGGGATATTGCAGTTTTATGGAAGATCGATGCGCGAAGCTATTTTGTTGAGAGTGAAGGAGCTTGGATGATTGAGTTGATATGGCCGCCGCGCTGCCTGCACCCAAACAGCCGGACGCACTGGGCTGCTAAAGCGAAGGCAACGAAGGGTTACAGGGAATATGCAGCACTCGCAGCAAAGCAATCTGGTGTGAAGGTTGCGGGGGATGGGCTGATTGATGTCTGGATCACGTTCAGGCCACCCAGCAAAGCGCGCAGGGATTTGGATGGGTTGCTCAGTAACATCAAGGCAGGGTTAGATGGAATCGCAGACGGACTTGGCGTGGACGACTATCGATTCAGGCCAAGGATTGATTTGGGTGATGTGGTGAAAGGCGGTGGTGTGATTGTGGAGCTGAGGGAACGATGAGCGCATTCCCCCGAAGGTTCTACGGCGACCCATCAGACAACATCGACGAACTGCGCAAACTTCGCCAGGTAGTCAAAAGAAAAACAGAAAACGAGCGGCTGGCAAAGCAGCGGCGAATCAGGAAATTAGTTAAACAGGTAATTGCAAACGGAGGCGGGACACATGGTAAATAGCGCAGCGGTGAAACAGTACGATGATTATTTGTTTGATGGGGCTCACCAAGCGCTCACCTTCGCATTTCGCTATTCAGGTCAGCAATACAGCCCCTCATTGATGCTGATCGCGATGCGTGGCGCAACGGGAAGCGGCGGAAAGGGCTTGTCCGGACTGGATGGGGCTGCTCAGGCAGGGCTTGTGCGTGCAGTCGTTGGAAAGCTGGATGTGTACGAGCGAAACATGATTGCGGCACGCTTTGCGGCAAATGAACGCGAGTGCTACGAGGCGCGGATGGCATTGCTTCCGGTTGCCGTGGCAAGTCTCGGTACCGGAATGCATAGCACCCGAGCTGCTGACGCATTAGTGCAGAAATACTTCGGGCTGAAGATAGGTGTGCAGGATGTTGCCGAGGAAATTGGAGCGCACCGGAACACAGCTGGCCCGGCATGGAAGAATATCCGCGCTTGCTTGCACAAGCTCTGGGAGAGGGCGGAAGAGGGCGCGCACCGCGAATTGCAGGCGGCAGGATTGATCCCGTGAAAATAGTTTGACATTGTGCAAAATCTCTCTAAAATGCATAGTTATTCGTAGGTTCATTCCTGCACCCTGAACAAATTAAACGCCCATTCGGTTGATTCCGGTGGGCGTTTTGCATTGGAATATGACATGGCGCTGACAGAAAAACAGCGCCGCTTCGTGGATGAGCATCTGATAGACCTTAACGCCACACAAGCGGCGATTAGGGCGGGATATAGCAAAAAGACGGCACAAGAGCAGGGTGCGCGCCTGTTATCAAATGTTATGGTTCAGGCCGCGCTTTCTGATCGGATGAAAGCTCGCGAAAAGCGCACAGAAATCACCCAGGACAGGGTGCTCGCTGAACTTGCAAAGATCGGATTTTCAGACATTCGGAATGTGATCGTCTGGGGCGACGGAATTGTAGTACGCGACCCAGAATCAAACGCGATCGAAATCGTTAACGGTCTATCCATTGTTGCTAGTGAAAAAATTGATGATGCAACTGCTGCATCGATATCTGAGATTTCTCAGACCGCACAGGGAATTAAGATAAAGCTGCATGACAAACGTGCTGCGCTTGTTGATATCGGCAAACACCTTGGTATGTTCAGAGAGCGAGTTGAGCACACCGGAAAGGATGGCGGGCCGATTCAGACAGAAGAGGTTGGCGCAGGGTTTGGTGGGTTGGCGCAGCTTATGCAGGCCGGACTTTCAGAGGCTGGCAAGCAGGGGAAATAATGAGCATGCTGGATGTGGTGCCAGCACCGTTCTATCCGCTTTTTGTTCCATGTCGGTGGCGGTACAAGGTGTTTCACGGCGGACGCGGTGGAGCGAAGTCACAGTCTGTAGCGCGCGCCATCGCTACCATCTGCGACCACGTAAAGCTTGACGTTCTGTATGCGCGTGAATTTCAAAACTCGATTGACGATAGCTCATACCGAGATCTGGTTAGCGCTATCGACGAACTGGGGATTGCTGATCACTATGATATTGGCAAAACGACGGTTACGAACATTCGTACCGGCTCAACGTTCAAGTTCATGGGTTTGCGTCACAACCTTGGCAGTATTAAATCCAAGTCTAAATTTGACCTGTGTATTGTTGAAGAAGCGGAAAACGTTAGCAAGGATGCCTGGGATACGTTAGACCCGACGATACGCGCTGACAATTCTGAAATTTGGATCATCTTCAATCCAAAAGACCCTGAATCAGCAACATACAAGCAGTTTGTACTAAACCCGCCGCCTGATGCGTATGTGCGCCAGATTAACTTCGATGAGAACCCTTATTTCCCTGATGTGCTGCGTAGGCAGATGGAACACAGCCGCGCTACAGATCCGGATGGATATGCGCACATTTGGCTGGGTTTGCCGAAGACAGCAAGCGATGCGCAGATACTTTACGGCAAGTGGGTTATCGATGAGTTCGAGCCGAAAAAGGAATGGGACGGGCCTTATCTTGGGGTGGACTGGGGGTTCTCTGTTGACCCGTCTGCGATGGTTAAGTGCTGGGTTGATAAGACAGCTAATAATTTGATGGTTGAGTATGAGGCGGGTGGTGTAGGAATCGAGCTTGACGACCTGCCGGCAACATTCGACAAGGTGCCAGATTCGCGCCGCCTCGTGAGCCGCGCTGATTCTGCGCGTCCAGAAACGATCAATCATTTGCAGAAAAAGGGCTACCCAAAAATGATTGCCGTGCAGAAGTGGGCCGGCAGTATTGAGGATGGTATCGAGCATTTGCGTTCGTACAGCAAGATCATTGTCCACCATCGCTGCAAAGAAATTCAGACCGAATGCAGACTTTACAGCTACAAAAAAAATAAGGCAGGCGACATCACGACCGATATTCTGGATAAGAATAATCACTACATGGACGCGATCCGCTACGCGCTTTCTCCGCTTATCCGTAGGCGCGGCAATGCGAAAGTAACTAATTTGAAGGTGTGACATGACGATAAACGCAGCAAACAGCGTGCGAATTCAATCTGCCACGATGGCTGAGGTTACGCAGAGCTACGACATGTGCGCTGCGCTTATGGGTGGCACTAAGGCTATGCGAGCTATGGGAAAATCTCTGCTCCCGCAATGGCCGAATGAGGATGATGGTGCGTACAAAATACGCCTCTCATCTGCAACGCTGCATCCAGTGTTTAGGCGGACAGTGTTGGTAAATTCTGCGCGGCCATTCTCGAAGCCGCCAACATATCAATGCGCGCTGTCAGATGACTGGCTGGAAAACATTGACCTGCAAAACACAACGATAACCATGTTCGCGAATTCGTTGCTTGTTGAGTGTCTCGCTTATGGCATGTGCGGATTGCTAGTCGAATATCCGAAGGCTGAAGGCGTGCGGACAAAGGCAGATGAAAAAGCGGCAGGGGTTAGGCCGTATTTTGTGAAGTATTCGCAGCAAAATATTTTGGGTTGGAAAATTGGCGAAGGAATGCGCCTTACGCAGTTACGTTTACTTGAAACGGTAGAAGAGGATGACGGAGATTTTGCCACTCAAACAGTCGAGCAAGTTAGAGTGCTTGAAGTTGGTGCGTGGCGAATATTCCGCAAAAACGAAGCCGAAGATTGGGTTGAGTACGATAGCGGAACAACAACGCTCCCTGTAATACCTTTCGTGTTTTTTTACGGTCAGCGTATCGCCTTCGGTAATGGTCGCAGTCCGCTTATCGATCTCGCATTCCAGAATATCGAACACTACCAGTCAAGTAGTGATCAGCAAACTATTTTGCATGTCTCGCGCGTGCCAATTCTTGTGGCCATAGGATTTGGGGATAGTGAAATCACAATCGGCGCGAGCACTGCGGTAACAACTGATAACCCAGATGCAAGCCTGGAATATGTCGAGCATACAGGTGCGGCAATTGCAGCCGGCCGTCAGTCAACTCTCGATCTAGAGGACAGGATGCGCTCTACCGGCGCAGAGCTGATAAGTCAGATTCAAAGCCAAACTACGGCAACGCAGGTAAACGCGGAGGGTGAGGCGTCTAAATCGACTTTGCAGCAAATTGTTGAAGGATTCGAGGAAAGCCTGGAACTTGCTTTAAGCATGGCAGGGCAATGGGTAGGTTCAACGGCTGATGTTGAGGTTGGGTTATTTAAGAGCTATGAAACCGCACTTGACGGAGACTCTGCTGTGCTTGGCTCCGCATGTCAGACGGGAGTGATCTCGAAGCAAACGCACTTCACTGAATTGCAGCGAAGAGATGTCATCTCGCCAGAACTGCAATGGGAAGAAGAGCAGAAAAGAATCGGGCTAGAGAAACCAAGTAATGCGGGTTTGTAACAGATGTATTTTGTGCTGATCGGCGGATGCTGTGACGCGTTATTGGCGCGGATGCGTCTTTTAAGGAAAGGTTGGATAGCCAAATGAAGTTGAAACTTGATGCGAATGGAAATGTAGTATTGGTCGATGGAAAGCCTGTTTATGTACACGACGACGGGTCGGAGCATCCTTTTGATGCCGCAGCTACAGTGGCGTCTATTGGTCGCCTGAATGGTGAAGCCAAGGGGCATCGCGAGCGTGCGGAAACAGCAGAAAAAGCACTGAAGGCATTCGATGGAATTGAGAATGCTGCCGACGCGAAAAAGGCGCTCGAAACTTTGAAAAACCTCGACGCTAAAAAACTGGTAGACGCCGGTGAAGTTGAGAAGGTAAAGCTGGAGGCAATTAAGGCTATCGAAGAGAAGTACGCTCCCGTCTTGGCTGAGCGCGATGGACTGCAAAAGCAGCTTATCTCTGAAAAAATCGGCGGTAGCTTCGCTCGCTCAAAGTACATCGCAGATTCACTGGCTATCCCGCATGATTTGGTTGAAGCTCGTTTTGGTAGCTCGTTCAAGCTGGAGGACGGCAAGGTGGTCGCGTACGATCATCAAGGCAACAAACTTTTCAGCAAGCAAAACGCAGGGGAAGTCGCTGGTTTCGACGAGGCGCTTTCGCTGCTGGTTGGCAATTATCCATACAAAGATAGCATCCTTAAAAGTTCCGGCCAATCTGGCGGAAGCGCACAGAACAATGGTAAAGGGAGCGCTGGAGCCAAGTCGATTGGTCGTGGTGACTTCGAGGGCATGGCTCCAGCTGCGCAGCGTGAATTCATCAAATCTGGTGGCGCTCTGACTGATTAAAACGTAACACAATGCAGCACTCAAGCCGCCTTCGGGCGGTTTTTTATTGCCGGTTGCCGGATGGCTATGGCGCGCGAGCTGGATGGCTCACAACTTGCAATACCCACCCTATAAATTTTTCAAGGAAAATATAATGAAGTCCATTAAGTTAAAAATCCAGTTCGTGCTTCGCGTTCTGGCCGTGAGTGTTCACGATATGCTGTTTTATGGCATGGCAAAGCAGGGAATGATTCTCGGCGTGAATACGCTGACGAACCTTGTTCCGGATCTGTACGAAGCAATCGACGTTGTTTCGCGTGAAATGGTTGGCTTTATCCCATCTTGCACGCTACTTGCGTCTGCTGAGCGTGCCGCGATTAATGAGAACGTCCGCGTGCCAATCGCTCCCGCAGCTGCCGCTGAAGATGTTGTTGCTGGCCAGCTTCCACCTGACGACGGTGACCAAAATATCGGGAATAACCCGCTGGTAATCAGCAAGGCGCGCATGGTTCCATTCCGCTGGACCGGCGAAGAGCAAAAAGGTGTCGGCAACCAATCCCCTAACGGCGGCTACGCGAAGATTCGCCAAGGTCAGATTGCACAGGCAATTCGTACGCTGGTAAACGAAATCGAGACAGCAATGGGCGGCTTGCATGTAACGGCATCCCGCGCTACTGGCACGGCTGGCACAACCCCGTTCGCCTCAACGCTTGGCGACCCGGCACAAGCCCGCAAGATCTTGTCCGACAACGGCGCAGGCATGAGCGATCTGCAAATGGTTATCGACACCACCGCAGGCGCTAACGTCCGCACGCTGGCGCAGTTAACCAAAGCAAACGAAGCGGGCACAACCGAGCTGCGCGCACAAGGTAAGCTGCTGGACATTCATGGCTTCGAGCTGCGCGAATCTGCGGGCATTCAGGCTGCCGTAACTGTCGGCTCTGTTACCGGCGCAGTAACTGGATCGGCAGCCAATGGTGCGACAAGTGTAACGCTGACCACTCCAGCTGGTGGTGCGGTCAACTTGCTGGCCGGTGATATCGTGACTTTTGCAGGAGACGCTAACAAATACGTTGCTGCGGCCGCTTGCACCATTGGCGCATCCGCTACCGGAACGCTCACGCTGACTGCTCCTGGTCTGCGCAAGACGGCAAGTACGGCGGCGATCAGTGTGGTCGGTGCTGCAACTCGCAACATGGCATTCGGTCGTCATGCAATTCTCTTGGCAACTCGCCTTCCAGCCTTGCCGGAAGAGGGGGATATGGCCGAGGATAGAATCACGCTGACCGACCCAGTGTCTGGCATTGCGTTCGAGTTTGCTATGTATAAACAATACCGTCGCGTGCGCTACGAGGTTGCGTTGGCATACGGTTTCGCGAACATCAAGCCAGAGCACACCACGTTGCTGTTGGGTTAATCGCCTCGCGGTAAAACAGCCGCCCCGCAGTTGGGGCGGTTTTTGATACTTTGGAGAACGGCATGGAAATGGTAACTATTACGAAGGCAGGCGAACCGCAAAAGCTAACAATTTTGCTCGCGCACCTCGAAGAACATCAAAAGCTTGGCTGGCGCGAATGCGACCCAGACCATGAAGAGCTGGGCGAATTCAACATCGAAACGGCAACCGCCGCGCAAATGCGCACGTTCCTGACCGAAAACGGCATCGAGTTCGGCAAAAAGGACTTCGCAGCCACGCTCCGCGACCTTTGCGCTGGCGTACAGCCCAAGGAGTAAGTAAATGGCTCTTACCGCGCAACAGATTGCCGATGTGCGCCGATTTGCCGGTTACCCATCTGTTGGCGCTGACAGACCTGCTGGCGAGAATAACGACTTTGCCTATGCTTATGTAGCTGGCGGGGTATGGGAAACGCTCGCGCATCGTCTTGCGAACATGACGCAAGAGAATGAATTCATATTGCAGACCGTCTATCTAGACAACTTAAAGTCGCTAGAAGGTGCGATTGTTGGCGCTTCCTCAAATCTAGATACTGATCAGGCAGCAGTTTGGACAAGAAATAAAAACGAAATTGCGGACAGAAACAATCTGTTTGATGGATGGAGGCGACGCATGTGCGAGTTTGTTGGAATTTCTCCTGGTCCGCATTTGCGTAAGGGGAAAGCAACAATCTCAAGGGGGTAATGTGGACGGGGCAAAGTTACACGAAAGAATTTATTACGGAAGGTCAAAAGTAGCTTTCAGCATTGGATTGGATTACAACTTATTCAGGCCAATGCTCCCTGCGCAGCCCTTTGGAAATCCGGTAGTAACAACGAATCAGATGGGTGTTTTTGTCCAGACGATCAAAGCATCACTTAATGCCGGGGATAAAAATTACAAGAACCCGAACCTTCCCGGCGATGCGATTTGGTACGCTGACTTGGATGGTCGCATAACTCGTCCAGGAGATTATCTGGTCAGGGTTAGTTCGGGCGACGCGTTTTTCATCGCCAATCAACAGGAGCTGCTGCCGATCGTAGTGGTTGAGTGCAACCGCCAGTTGAAAATCACCCGTGAGGTGCCGGTCGCCGCCGTTGGTGCGGTTGGTTACAGTGGTATGCAACCAGCGCAGGAAACCGATGTTCTGGGCGCTAATGGTGCGCTGTGGCCTTGCTCTATCCTGTTGGGCGGCAGAAGTCAGGTAGCGCTTAACCTTCCGGCAGACGTTCGGCAATCAGGCTGGCGAATCATGTTGCCACCTTCTGTACCAATCAGTATTAAGGCTGGCGACATTGCCACCGACGATCTGGGGCGACGCTATGCAATCGAAGCGGCAGAACAGACGGATTTCGGATGGCGGATTAACGCGCAAGAGGTGCATACATGAGTGATCTATCTGATGTGTCGAATGCGCTGGTCACGCTGATTGCGGCCACGCTGTATCCGGCGGGAACCGGACAACCAAGCGTTGCGGTCGTGCCGTGCGTGGTTTATGCCGGATGGCCGATTCCGCAACAGCTCGATGCCGATTTGCTGGCAGGCAAAATCCATGTGTCGGTATTCCCGACGACAACGGAACGCAACACGACGCGGTACCCGATGACAGACTGGCAGACGATGCCAGGAAACAAGCTGTCTCGTGAGATTCGCAGACAAGAGCGTTTATACATGGTGACGGTATGGGCTGACACTCCAGCTCACCGCGACGTAGTGGCGCAGGCGATTGATCCGGTGCTGGCTGTGACTCAGTTTCTGACGATGCCGGATGGATTTGGCGCGCGGCTGCTGTATCACAACACACGCATCATTGACGACCATCAGAAATCAAAGCTTTACCGGCGTGATTTGAATTACTCGGTTGAGTATGCAACGACCGAAACAGTGACGGCGACACCGATTATCGAAGTCAACATTGGATTGTCGGCACAAGTCGCAGGTACAGACGTGCCGATTTCAACCATTACAACCGTTATCAGATAGGGTAAATCATGGCAATTAAGCTAATCGTAATTGAGTCCTTTGACGGATACGCCAAGGGTGACGAAATCAGCGACTCCGCCACTGTGGCGACGATCCTTGAGGGTGATTCGCAAGCCCACGTTCTTTCTGTGCAAGCGCCTGATGCTCCTGCCGAATAAGTAGTAAAAAAATTCAGATTAACCAACCGCCTTCGGGCGGTTTTTTCATTTCTAGGAGGCGTATATGCCAATCAACCAGCAAGGTAGCATCAATACCACAGCGCTTGTCGTTCCAGATCTTTACGTTCAAATCGTTCCGCCTTCCGTCACGCTGCTGAATGGCGTGCCTACCAATATTCTTGGTGCGGTCGGTACCGCGCAATGGGGGCCAAAGAATGCGCCCGCAATCGTTGGCAGCATGGCCGACTATTCGCGCTTGTTTGGCGCGATTCAGAACCGTAAATACGACCTCGGCACACAGCTTGCAGTTGCAGTCTTGCAGGGGGCTTCAAACTTCCGCGCCGTTCGTGTGACGGATGGTACCGACGTGGCCGCTTCGGTTGTGGTGCTGACCAACTGCATCACCTTCACATCGAAATACACCGGATCGCTGGCGAATGCCGACACGGTGACGATTGCTGCCGGTTCGCAAGCCAGCACCTTCAAGGCAGTTGTGGCACGTGCTGGCCGTGTTCCGGAAGTGTTCGACAACATCGGCGGCACTGGTAACGCGCTGTGGGTCAACATGGCGGCTGCAATCAATGCCGGACAGTCCGGCATTCGTGGCGCGTCTGATTTGATCGTTGCCTCTGCTGGTGTTGGCGTTACGGCTCCATCACTGGCAAACTACACACTGACTGGCGGCACCGATGGCGTGGCTACAATCACCGGATCTGTGCTGGTTGGTGTGGATACTGTGCCGCGCACCGGTATGTATGCGCTGCGCAGTTCAGGCGCATCGGTCGGACTTCTTGCTGATTGCGATGACTCGACCACATGGAGTACGCAAATCGCCTACGGCTTGGCCGAAGGTACGTACATGATCGGCGTGGGTCCCGCTGGAGATTCTATCGCCAATGCGATTACTACAAAGGCCACCGCAGGCGTGGATAGTTATGCATTCAAGTTACTGTTTGGTGACTGGATTTACTTCCTCGATACAGTAAACGGCGTCACACGTCTGGTTTCGCCACAAGGTTATGTTGCCGGGCGCTTGTCGAATCTGTCTCCTGAGCAATCCAGCTTAAACAAACCGCTTTACGGCATTGTCGGCACGCAAAAGAGCATGCAAAGCTTGATGTATTCCGGCGCAGAGTTGCAAGCGCTCGGGCAGGCTGGCATTGATGTAATCGCAAATCCGATTCCAGCTGGCAATATGTTTGGGGTGCGCTTCGGTCACAACAGCTCAAGCAGCGCCGTAATTCATGGCGACAACTACACCCGTATGACCAATTATTCAGCGTCTACGCTCGATGCTGGTATGGGAATCTTCGTGGGTAAGCTGCAATCCAGCAAGCCTACTGACAGCACCCGCCGCGCAGCTGGCGCCACGATCTCGGCATTCCTTCAGGCGATGGTCGATCAGGGAATGCTGGACGATTACAGCGTGGTCTGCGACCTGTCCAACAATCCGTTGAACCGTCAGGCGTTGGGCTACATGCAGGCTGACGTGAAAGCGCGCTATCTGAGCGTAGTTGAATACTTCATCGTCAACCTTGAAGGCGGCCAGTCTGTGCAGATCAATCGCCAATCAGTCGCCCTGGCATAACCAGTAACTCAAATCATCAACAAGACCCGCTTCGGCGGGTTTTCTCATTTCTGGAGGCACTATGTCAGCAAGCAATCAATTCAACGTCGGCAAGGATGTATCGCTCGACATCATCGGGCCGTCTGGCCCACTGCGTTTCAGCATCATGACCGGATTTGATTCAAAGCCTAATTACAAATCACTCGACTCTAAAGGCTTGGACGGTCTGGATCGTTTTGATGACCTGCCCGCTGGCTGGGGCGGTAGTTTCAATCTGGATCGCGCTGATTCAACCGTGGATGACTTCTTCGCGCAGAAAGAAGCCAACTTTTATTCCGGCCTTGCTTCTACCGCCGTGACAATCACCGAGACGATCGCCGAAATCAACGGCGCTGTGTCGCAATACCGTTACACCGGCGTGTCGCTGGCCTTGCAGAATGCTGGAAATAAATCGGCTGATGCAAAAATCGCAATGACCATCGGCTTCCGTGCCGCTCGTCGCCTGAAGGTCGCTTAATCATGACCAAAGTGACAATTAACACGCCAAGCGAACAAGTGGTCGCCAAGGCTCAGGCTGAAGTCGTTGTTGTGGATGCAACCGGTCGCAGCATCAAGCTGAAAAAGCCCGGTGTATTGGCGCAATACCGGCTGATTGAGGTGTTGGGCGAAACTGCAAAGAACGAGGTCTACACCGCCATGGTGTTGCCTTTGATCTTCGTCGCAGAAATCGACGGCGACACCGTATTTCAGCCAACCTCAAAGCGTGAAATCGAGGCATTGATTCAACGTCTGGATGAGTCTGGTGTTATCGCCGTGCAAGCGGGCGTTGCTGAAAACTTCGGTAAATCAAATCCAGAAGCTGACAAGGCCGCGCTAAAAAACTAGCACGCGCTGCGCCGATAAAGGAATGCCTGTGGCTCATCAAAAACGGCATCCCTTTCGACGTGGCGTTTAGCTTGGACGAAATCACACGCGCAGCCTGGTCGATTGTGTTCTCCGAAATGGAAGGGGCTACCTTCGACTGGTCGCTGATGCAGTTCACAAAGGATTGATCGATGCGTGAATTTGATAGTTTTGCAAAGTTCGCCGAACACCTTGCCGTCATGTCTGCCGCTGTTGTGATTGCAGAACATAGGGCGCTTGAACGGTGCGCGAGACTGGTTGAGAAAACTGCAAAATCAGAGATCGGACACTATCAGCCAGAAGTTGGCCCGTTTCAGGACTGGGCGCCACTGGCTGAAAGCACTGAGACAGAAAAGGCGCGCTTAGGTTATGCGAACGATGCGCCACTTTTGCGCGAAGGTGATCTGCGAGATTCGATCGAGCATGAAGTCCATGGCAACGAGGCTGTGATTGGCAGTAAGTCGGACATTGCCGCTTATCAGGAATTCGGTACCGCGACGATTCCGCCACGGCCTTTCATTGGGCCGGCGGCATTCAGAAACAAAGAGAAAATCCGGCACATCATCGGTGAGGCTGCGATTGAGGGTTTGACCTGCGGTGAGGTGGTTCATCACTCACTGGGTTACGACATGGAAATCAAGCCGTAAACAGCGCCCAGAACAGTAGCCCCAAGAAGAACAGAGCAACGGCACATATTGCCAAAACAAACAGGCTGATCATCAGCAATGAAATGCGCGTAGTCCAGTGCATCTGATGTTTGAAGAATGGTTGATTGCTGACCATGCTTACACCCGGGTACTGAACCCAGTTTATGTGATCTGCAAGCCACTCATGCAGACGGAATTTTAAGGAAGGTTTTGCCATGTTTGATGCCTATAAAGTCGCAGTGAAATTAACGCTGGTAAACAGCGTAAGTGCTGGGCTTGTTGGGATGGCTGCGCAATTCCAAGCACTGAACAAGCACGTGAACAGCACGCAGCATAGCCTTCTTGGCTTAGAAAAGAAACTGCTCGATATTAAACGGCTTGGAATGGTGGGCGGTGGAATGGCTGCTGCCGGTGGATTCGGCTTGATGCTGTTTAAAGCACCGCTTGAAGAGGCAAAGAAGTTTCAGACAGAGGCGGCAAAGTTTTCCTCACTTGGCTTCGGTGATGCGACGAACAATCAGGCCATACAGTTTGCCAAAGGAATGAACACCATCGGCACGAGCGCCCGCGACAATATGTCGATCGTTGGTGATGCAATGGCCGTATTCAAAGATTTGAACGAGGCGAAGATGGTTGCGCCACTCATGGCAAAGATGAAGTTTGCCAATGAGGTAATTTTCGGCGCGGACGGCGGTGATCGTGACAAGAAGTTGATGGACATGATGAAGGTCGCAGAGTTTCGCGGCGGTACGAAAAGCCCTGAAGAGTTCGCGCGACAAGCCAACTTTGCGCAACAGGCAATCGCTGGTAGTCGGAACAGGGTTGATCCATCCGCCATGCTGCAAGCATTGAAGACCGGCGGCGTGGCGCTGTCTCGACGCAGTAACGAAGCCTTTTATCTGGGTGCTGAGCCGTTGCTTCAGGAGTTTGGCGGGAGCCGGTACGGTACTGCGGCCATGAGCATCTATCAGAATCTGGTGCAATCACGCGGCACGATCACTGCACAGCAAGAGCTGTACAGGCTCGGCTTGTTGGACAAGAACAAGGTGCAGTTCAATCAGCTCGGGAAGTTGAAAAAAGCACTGCCAGGCGCTTTTTCTGGTTCGTCCGTCCTCGAAGGTGAAGGAGAACTTGCTTTGCTTGAAAAAGTATTGCTGCCAGCATTTGCGAAGAATGGCATTACCAGCGAAGAAGGGGTGTTGCGCGAACTCGGCATGATCCTCGGTAATCGCACCGGTTCATCGTTGATGTCGCGGATCTATCAGCAGCGCGAAAAGTTGCACATGCAAACTGATGCCAACTATCACGCTGAAAATCTTGATCAAGCCAGTGCGCGGGCATCCGGAACGCTTGACGGTAAAGAGGTTGATCTACACAAGAAGTGGGCCACGCTAATGAATGAGCTGGGCACGACTATTCTGCCGATTGCCATTCGAGCCGTTGAAGGGCTGACGGGCGTGCTTAAAAGCGCCATTTCATTTGCCAAGGAATACCCGAGTTTAACCAAAGGCATAACGGTTGCATTCGGTGTGCTGGCTGGAGTTGTGGCCGTTGGCGGGGTCTTGATGATGGCAACAGCAGGATTCAGAGCCCTAGGCCTCGCGCTGTCAATCGGCGGCTTTGGTGGCGGCGGTGTTGCGCTGGCCGGAATGGCGACAAGCATATCCGGTGTCGGTGTAGGGCTGCTGACGCTTGGCAATGCAATTCCAATACTGAAAGCCGCTTTGGTCGGTTGGACAATCGGCACGCTGATTCATGAGTTGCTGCCGGATCGTGCGAATGATGCGATCGGCGGGAACATTGCCGGGTTGCTTGGTATGTTCGGCAATAAGGATGCGGCTGAGACGTACCAAAAATACAGAATTCAAAGCAAGATTGAAGAGCGTTCTGAGTTTGTGAAATCGCACAACATCAAAACAGCATCGGGAAAAATGGCCGTTTATCTTGATGGCCGGATCGTTGGTGAAATCGTGACCGCTCGGCAAGAAAAAGAAGCGTCTCGCCCTCAATCCGGTATGAAGCACTTCGACGGCCTGATGTCTATGCGTCCGGTTGGAGCTTATTAATGAAAGCCGACACCGTTGTAGAACTAGGCGCGTTCAAGTTTTCAGGTTTTGAGGTCCCGGACAAGATTCCGTTTGGCGGTGACCAGCAAACGGTTGTGCATAAGCTGATCGGCGGGGCGCGGCAGGTTGACTCAATGGGAAGAGACGACGCGCCGCTGGAGTGGTCTGGCATCTTCCGTGGCGACAGTGCGCAGCTGCGTGCGCTGTACCTGGACGGATTACGTATTGCTGGAACACAGCAGCAGTTGCGCTGGTACGGATTCGACTTTACGGTAATTGTGCAATCTTTCCGCGCAGACTTTGAGCGCTTCTACCATATCCCGTACAAGATCAGTTGCATCGTGGTGGCTGATAACGCCAGTCCGATTACGACCATCATCGCGCCGGACGTTGATACCTTGATCGGTGACGACATGGCCGCTGCGAATACGCTGGGCGGGGCGATTGGTGACGGGCCGCTGTCTACCGCTCTCGGTACGCTGAACGCGGCAATCAAGGGTGTTTCCAGCTTTGCTACTGCTGCAAACGGTGTGATTCAGAGCGTATTGCAGCCGCTTGCCGCTGTGCAATCGCGGGTGAATATCCTGATTGGTTCAGTCGGTGGCGTGGTCGGCAACATTGGCACGTTCGGCGGCCTGCTGCCGGGTAATTCGATATCGCAACAGGCCAACAAGATGCTTGGCCAAGTGGCTGTAATGAACCAACTGCCTCAACTCTACAATCTGCAATCGACACTTGGACGCATGGGAAAGAACCTCGGGCAATGACAATTAATTCAGCCATACCGCAAGCTGCTGCAAGGCAGCCACGCGGAGCGGTCAGAATCAATGGCGTTGTCGTGCCCGGTTGGATTTCGTTTGAGGTGGACAACAACACGTTCTATCAGGCTGACACGTTCCGCGTGACGTTCGCGATTTCAATGCTTCCGGCGGCCTTTAATCAGGCATGGTTTTCCGTGCAAACGCAAATTGATGTGGAGATTTTCGCGGGTTTTCCTGTAAATGCTGAAAGCTACACAATCGCTGAGCTTGATAGCCTGATCCTCGGCCGCGTGGATGCGATCGACTTCAATCCGGCATCGAGGACGCTGGATCTGAGTGGGCGTGATTACACCTCGCTGATGATCGACACGAAGACAACGAAGAAGTGGCAGAACATGCGCGCTTCAGCGATTGCTGCACAGATTGCAACCGCTCACGGCATGGATGCGAGTTACATCGTTTCGACTACCTCGAAGGTGGGCACGTACTACGACATCGATTCGGTGCGCATGACCAACGAACACAGTGAATGGGATTTGCTGACGTGGCTGGCCGCGCACGAGGGCTTTGTAGTGTATGCCAAGGGTGATGCGCTGCATTTCGAGCCGAAGCCATCGGCGACAGTTGAGCCCTATGTGTTGCAGTGGCAGGAGCCGGACGCAGATCACGGTTATTTCAGAGGTAATTTCGTCAGCATCGATTTAACCCGCAACCTGACCGTTGCAAAGGGTGTGGTGGTCTGGGTGCAGAGCGTCAATCCAAAGACGAAAAAGACTTATGCAATCGCCTATCCGCAAGCAAAGGCGAAAGGAACGATGCCCGGACAGTCCAGCACGCATGCACAGGTTTACACCTACCGTAAAGCAGCCATGACGCCAGAAAAGGCGCTCCAGTTCGCCCAGGATAAACACCGCGAAATCACGCAGCACGAAATGAAGCTGTCCGCCTCACTACCGGCTGACAGGCTGCTTGGCGTGACCAGCGTTATCAAGGTGATTGGTACGGGTACGGCGTTCGATCAGATCTACTACCCTGACAGCATCACCCGCCGCATGAGCGTTGATGAGGGCTACATGATGCAAGTCAGCGCAAAGAACACCAATAAGGATAACGAGGTGACGTTGTGATGCGTGGACTATTGAATGCAATGCGGCTTCAGGCTCAGAGCGGCCAGCTGGCGTACACGCGAATCGGTACGGTCAGCGCTTACAACCCTGCCAACTACTGCGCAAAGGTGATGATTCAGCCCGAAAACGTCGAAACCGGCTGGCTTCCGGTGCTGTCGCCGTGGATTGGTAACGGCTGGGGCATGTTTGCGCCCCCAACTATAGGCGATCTGGTTGAGGTGCAGTATCAGGAAGGTGATTTTGATGCCGGAATGATATGTCAGCGATTTTTCAATGATGCTGACAGGCCGCTCAGTGTGTCTTCTGGTGAATTCTGGCTGGTGCATCAATCCGGGTCGTCGCTGAAGTTTCACAACGATGGCACCGTGCAGCTTGTATCGGCCGGAACGCTGTCGAGCAGCGCGCCGCAGTGGAATCACACCGGCCCGGTGAATATCACCGGCACGCTACACACAACGAGCAACATAACGACTGACGCAAACGTGACTGCGGCAATCAACATCGCGGATCAGGCAGGCGCTAAGACAATGGCGGGGATGCGCGCAGCCTACAACGGCCACACGCACACTGACCCTCAAGGCGGCGCAGTTGGTACACCAAGCGCGGGGATGTAAATGGATATTTTTCAGTTTTGGGGTGGCGATATTTCAGCCGCTTCCGGTGGCGACCTGATGACGGTAGACGGATCGGTGCGCGGCCAGCAGCGGATATTGCGCCGATTGCTCACTAATCCAGGTGATTACAGCTTTCATCCTGAGTATGGGGCAGGGCTGGCGCAGTGGATTGGCGGCACTGTCGATATCCCGAAGATTACGGCGCTGATTCGCGGCCAGATTCAGCTTGAAGATGCGGTTGCGAAGTTCCCTGCGCCGATCATCACGATACAGGCTATCGCGGACGGCATCAGCTGTTACATCAAGTACACCGACGCACCGACGAACACGGTGCAAACCCTCTCATTTAATGTGAAAGTCTGACGATGGCAAATTTAACGACCAAGACCTTCGCGCAGCTTGTCAGCGATCAGGTAACGGCGATTCAGGGCGCGGCGCGCACGCTGATTGACTTCACCATCGGTTCGATCCTGCGCTCTATTGTTGAGAGTAATTCGGCGGTTGCGCTGTGGGTGCAAGGATTGATCCTGCAACTGCTCGCCACTACGCGGGCGGCAACATCAACCGGAAAGGATCTGGATGACTGGGCGGCGGATTTCAATTTTTTCCGCTTGGTCGCCGTTGCTGCTAGTGGGCAGGTTGTTTTTTCACGCTTCACTGCAACTCAGGCCGCATTTATTCCGGTCGGGACGCAGATTCAAACATCTGACGCCTCTCCGGAGACGTTCGCCGTAATTGCGGATACCACGAACGCGAATTGGAACGCAGCAAGCAACGGCTACAACGTGCCAGCCGGAACGGTATCGGTATCAGTGCCGGTGCTGGCAACGGTCGCGGGTGCGATCGGTAACGTGCTTGCCGGTCAATGCAATGTGCTGACCAGCTCTATCCCGGGCGTTGATACGGTCGCGAACGCAGTGGCTTTCGTGAATGGCGCAAATGCAGAGGCTGACGGCGCGTTTCGCACTCGTTTCGTTGCGTATATCAGCAGCCTGTCAAAAGCTACCAAGAGCGCCATTGCTACCGCCATCACCTCGGTGCAATCCGGTGTCAGTTATACGCTGAATGAGAACGTGGACTATAGCGGCGCGGTGAAATTCGGTTACTTCTTTGTGGTGGTGGATGACGGCAGCGGCACACCATCATCCGGTTTTCTCGCATCGATCAGCAACGCCATTGATACGGTGCGCGGCTTCACGATCAATTTCGGCGTGTTTGCGCCTGCGCTGGTTACGGCGAATGTTTCCATGACAGTCGCCAGCATCTACCACGCTTCCGATGCCGCGCTGGCGCAGTCTGCCATTAACGCCTACATCGCCGCGCTCGGTATCGGCGTGACGTTGCCCTATAGCCGGTTGGCGCAGATTGCCTATGACGCATCGCCAACGATAACTAATGTCACTGCGGTGACACTAAACAGCGTAACCGCCGATCTGACTGCAACCAGCAAACAGCGCATTATGCCTGGCACGATCACGGTAAATTAATTATGGCGACCGGAGATACTCAAGACTTTATCGCGCGGCTGAAAAGCACCATCCCGCGCTGGTTCGGTGCCGACACCACCACGATACTCAATGCGGTGCTGGCAGGATTGGCAACGGCTTGGGCTGGGCTGTATTCGCTCTATCTCTATGCGGCGCAGCAAACGCGTATCAGGACGGCAACGGGCGGATGGCTTGATCTGGCCTCGGCGGATTTTTTTGGCACCAGCTTACCCAGACTGGCAAACGAGCTGGACGCACCATTCCGAGTGCGAATCCTTGCCGCACTGTTGCAAGAGAAAGGCACGCGGCTCGCGATTTATAACGCGATCTACCGCCTGACCGGACACGCCCCCCTAATCTTTGAGCCAATGCGGCCAGCCGATACGGGAGGTTATCGAGTCGGCGGGGTAGGGTATGGCGTGGCCGGTGGCTACGGCTCGATGCTGATGCTATATCAGGCACTTGTTATCGTGTATCGACAGACGGGCTCATCTATTCCGCTGGTGGCAGGCTATGGCGTGCCAGCTGGTGCATACAGGACGCCATCACGCAGCGACTACGCCAGAATATCCGACATGCAGCAATCCGTGACTGACGCTTCGATCTATGCCGCGCTCGATGCGGTAAAGCCAGCGGGCACCGTCGTATGGACTTCGATTCGTAGTTAAACAGCAGCGCAAACAGTTTTGAACCAAGCTGCCCTAAATAGCGGCTTTTTTATTGGAGAACGACTTGGATAGACAGATTATTTTCCCCGGAGCAATCCCGCTCGAAACAGATCTCCTTGCGACGAACAAAAACGCAATGATGGGGCTTTCCAAACTTGCCGCCGCGATGTTCGGCACAGGCAACTTCGTCAACGGATTATCGTGCGGTCCTAATAGTCCGGCAGCCCTGAACGTGATCGTTGCACCTGGTGAAATCTACAGCTTGCAGAACGTGGACGGAACGGCATATTCATCGCTGGCTGCCGACACCGCGCACCAGGTGCTGAAACAGGGCATTTTGATGGATTCCGTAACGTTGGCATGTGCCGCACCCGGCACAGCCGGACAGAGCATCAACTATCTGGTGCAAGCTGCATTCGCTGAAACCGATGTGAATGCGGTGGTGCTACCTTACTACAACGCCAGCAATCCATCGGTGGCGTGGAGCGGTCCGAGCAACAGCGGCACAGCTCAGTTTACGAATCGTCAGGATCGGTGTGTTTTGTCGGTAGTTGCCGGAGCAGCTGCGACAACCGGAACGCAGACTACTCCAAGCCCATCCGCTGGCGCTGTAGGCCTGTGGGTGGTGACTGTTGCGCAAGGTCAGACAACCATCGTTGCGGGGAATATCACGCAATACTCTGGCGCGGCACTTGTGCCAGCCGGTGGCGCTGTCAGCAACGCCATGAACGCCATCTTAAACAAGAGTGTTGCAGGCGCGGCGAACGTCACGCTTGATCCAAACGGCGAAGCAGCTTACCCAATCATCAATCTGACCGGTGCGCTGACGGGCAACATCAACGTGATTGTTCCGGCATCGTCTCGGCAGTGGATCGTTGCAAACAACACATCGGGCGGCTTTACGGTAACTTTCAAGACCGCAGCAGGAACGGGAATCGTTGTTCCTCAAGGCACGGCGATGGTGCTGTACTGCGACGGGACGAACGTGCAGAACGCAACAAGTTCGGCGCTTACGCAATCGGCTGGGGATTTACGCTATCTCCAGCCAACCGCCGCACCTGCAACTGTTGGAGCATTCCGCAATTTATCCGCGTCGGCGACAGGGTTAAGCGCAACGGTTCTCGCGTCTGCTGATGAGATCGTCGTAGAAAATGCCAGTGACGCATACCAAACGCTTCGCTCTGTTTCTTTGACTATCAATTCGGCAGCAGCAGGGGCTAATGGTCTTGATACCGGAACGCTGGCTGTTTCAACTTGGTGCTCACTCTGGGTGATCTGGAACGGTACGACTATAGCAGGTCTGTTGTCATTGTCTGCGACTGCCCCGACGTTGCCGAGCGACTACACCCATAAAGCACGCATCGGCTGGATTCGCACAGACGCTACAGCGAATAAATTCCCGTTAAGTTTTAGACAGTATGGACGGCAGGTCAGGTATGCATTGGCCGCAGCTAGCAATGTTACTGCGTTGCCAATTATGGCTTCTGGCGCATTGGGCAACCCAGCTACGGGCGCGTGGTCTGCCGTTTCTGTCGCAAACTACGTTCCAACAACAGCCTTGAAAATTGAAGTGAATTTAACAGCGCGGGATGCTGTTCAATGCGTTGTTTGTGCGCCAAATGCAAATTATGGCGCATATAACTCGGTGACAAACCCTCCGTCAGGGATTGCGTATGGTGGATCAGGAAATATTGCTCAAAGCACTCCAGTAAGTATTTTGTTGGAGTCAACCAGCGTCTATTACGGCTCGACTGGTGCGACATCATTTATAAATTGTTATGGATGGGAGGATAACCTATGAGTTACGCAGTCAGAAAAGATGGTCAAGGGTGGCGTGCGGTGGATGGTGTTAAAGATTGTGGTGTTGATGAAGATTATGTCATTGATCAACCTGCGGCTCCAGTTGTGCCAGTCGGTACGGATGCGAGATTAAAACGTGATGCGCTGCTCGCAGCCTGCGATTGGACGCAATGCCGCGATGTATCAGATGCTGTTGCCACAGCATGGCAGCCATACCGGAAAGCGTTGCGCGACTTGACGAAACAGTCTGGCTTCCCTGAGTCTGTCACCTGGCCGGTAATGCCATAATGACCACAACTCGGATCATCAGCAATGCCGGGTCGCCGCTCATCAAGCCTGACGGTACGCCGCTTGCTTTCGTACAGGTGTCGTTTACCCTGGTTAATGCGGTCGGTGTATCGTGCGACGCATTCGACGCGATCGATAGCAGTCGAATCGTCGGCACCGTGTCCGCAACCACCGATGCATCCGGATTTTTTTCGGCAGCACTATGGCCAAATGATCGCGGCACCACGACGACGCAATACGCATGCACAGTGAATTACCCTGGCGCCGGCGGATTTTTAGCCGCCATGCCGTCCGGATCGAATAATTTATCGTGGCTGCAATTCAAAAATTCCGGCATTCCTTTGACGCAGGCGAACATCGATGCCCTGACTGCGTACACCGCGCAATTAGCCGCGCAGGTAGCGCTGGCAACCGCGCAGGCTAATACAGCGGCGGCGGAAGCGTTGGTCGCAACAACAAAAGCGATTCTAACTGAGCAGGACGCAGCGCTTACTCACGAAGATGTGACGCTCACACACGCGGATGTTGTTTTAACCCATGAAGATGTTGTTCTGACCCATGATGATGTAGCGACCACGCAAGGGCTTGCTACGGTTGCCTCGACGGCGGCTATGGGTGCCACATCAGCAGCGGCGGCACTTGATGCGGCCCTTGCAAGCTTTAGAAGCAAATGGCTAGGAAGTTTTACCACCGACCCATTGCTTGATGGAAACGGCAATGCGTTATCTGTTGGAGCGGAATATTTCAACACAATCAATAACGTAATACGCGTTTACACTGCGAGCGGATGGGAGAATCCAGACGCAGCGGCCTTGCTCGATATGACCAATGCGGCCTTGTCTGCCATCGCTGCGGCATCCAGCGCATCGGCAGCAGGCGCTTATTCTCAGCAAGCGGGAATGTACGCCGCAGCCGCACTTATATCAGAGCAGCACGCTGCGCTATCTGCGACAACATCAACAAATAGCGCAAATCTGGCCGCAGCCAGCGTGCTATCTCAACTGACATCACTGCTTGCGCAAACGCAAGCGGCAAGGGATGCGGCGCTTGCCGGACTTGGCGCGGCGGATCAATCGCTTAATCTGGCGGCTTTGTCGTCAGGATTGCAGCTTGCATTGGATTGGGCGGCTCAAGCCAATCAGGTTTCTCTTGTGAGCATCTTGTCTCAGGTCAATACGCTAGTGGTATCGCTCACCCCTTTGAGCATTACACAAACTGAGGTGATGGAATCCGCAATCGTTCTGGCGCTTGATTTAATCGGCGCGACGATCAAGCAGATAAATTCCGGAACAGTCCCCCAGCTTGATATAACCGGGACTAAGCTGCGTATCAGAACCGCCGCTACGCCAGCAACCGCAACTGCCACAGGCAATCAAGGCGAGTGGTGCTGGGATAGCGGATATTTTTATGTATGCACCGCAACAAACACCTGGCGCCGCGCCGCGTTAACCGCCTGGTAAATAATTTCAATCCAAAGGAGTAATCATGCCATTAACCATATCCGTCACAGACTCACTTAAAAAATCAGTTGAAGCCGCGTCCGGTGGACGTGTCACCGTGATGTACACCGCTAAAGGCCAAGCCAGCTACATGGCTGTAATTCCACAATTTACGATCGAGAGTATTGATCCCG